GCGATGGTATGGAACAAAGGGCACGGAAGCCCTGCAAGGAGCTGGCAGCATCAAGCGGGATAGCGCGAGGTGGCAGGAGTTTTGCGAGTTCCACAAGCTGCCATACAAGGGGCTTCCACCGGCCAAAGGCGCAACAAAATGGGATGCGGATCGGTTTGCCAAGGTGACTGGGTGGAAGGCTCGCACGAATGAGCATGCTCGTGATGCAGCAATGATGGTCTATGGGCGCAATGCGATTAAGTTGGGAGGCGATCAATGACACTGACTGCGGTTAAAGTGGTGGCGTGTTTTCTGGTGTTTGTCGGCGCAGGACTGGGCGTGACTTGGCTGTTGTTATGCCATGCAGCTAGTGATATGCGTGGCGATAGCTACGACGGGGAGGATCACAGGTAGGCTTTACCATGATTGTCGGCTGAAGTATAGTGCGGGCCACTATTACATGGGGGTGTAACGGTGAGCGCCAAGCCAACGGGACGGGGCATAAAGAGCTACAATTCTGGCGTAGCTGCGGCGAAAGCGGGCAAGACTTACCGAGACAATCCATATCTGTACTGTAGGATAGGGCAGGGCGGCAAAACACTGGCAGAATGGTGGCGCGTTGGATTTGATAGCGTGTTGCAGCAAGCAAACTTATCTTGTAATTTTGCCGAAACTAAAAGGTAAGGATGTTGTCAAATGATTGAGGATTTGCGCGCGAGAGTTCAAATGAGTGAGTCTCAGATAAACCGCCTTACGGATATAGTTTCACGGGTAGAGGAAACAAGCCATCAAGTGGTTGGCGCTCTAGTCGGCATCAAGGAAATATTGCAGGAGCAAAAAGACGCGCATAAGGAGTTTAGAGACAGCGTGGCGCGGATATGGGAAGCCATGGAGGCTCTAAAGATTCAACAAGTCACCAACTCCAGCAGCATCAACACCTTGATGGAGTCGCGTGGATGGATGCTAGGCGGCATTAGCTTTGTGCTGATTGCATTCCTTGGGGCTATTACGACGCTGGTGATGAAGTGAGCAGCGAAGACAAAAAGCCTGTGATGGTAAAAGAGTGCGCAGCCTGCCAAAAGGCGCGCGAGGTGGCTGTTAGGGTCAAGCGGTTTATCATCCGAGGTAAGTGAAATGTCTTATGAAATGTTTGTTGCAAGTAATGGCGTTGATGTTCCTGTTGACAGCCTAGATCAGACATTTGTCTATAACGGCGATAACATTGACTACATCCAAGTGGTCTATCGCGGCATTACCTACCGCCAGACTTATACCTATTCAGGCTCTACCATCACAGCTATCTCAGACTGGACGCCAGTATGAGTATTTCTAAGCATTTGCGAGAGCATGCCATTCTCGGCATACCTGCCGCTGCCGGCAAGCAATTACAGGCTAGACCCAACACCGTCGCCTTTATCGGCGATTCCATCACCAAGGGCGGCGTAGGCTGGGAAAAAGAAAACAACGCCGTAATTTCTGGCCAAGCATGGCTGACAGTGTGCGGCAGCCCTGACTACACATGCGGCACCGGCTCGGCAACGCTGGAATTCAGGATTTCAGACAATGCCTGCCGATGGTCAGCGCCTGGCGATTCCTTTGGAGCGTGGACTGTATTGGTGGCGGGTTATAACATCATTCCATCGGCCACCGCCGGCATGCGTCTAATCATCGGGGTTAAAATGGATTGGCTGCCGGTCTCTAACCAGTCAATCAGCCTGACGATGGCCGTGGCATATAACCGCTTTTCTGCATCGGGTCATTGGACATGGGCGCAGCAAAAGACAGGGCATTGGTTCCGCAACGTATCGGCACTGGGCGTTACGGGTGATTACTCTCACCACGTTTTGGCGCGTCTTGGTCAGTTGTGGCAAATTGACCCATGGGGCGCAGCCGTTGCAGAGCCGCCTGGGCATGTTGTGGTATTGGTGGGCACCAATGACGTAGGCGATGGAGCTGTAACGTCAACTACTGTCATCAACAATCTAACAGCCATCAAAAATTACATTATAGGCCGAGGCGCTATTCCCATTTTCTGCACACTCATGGCGCGCGGGTCTATGAGTGCAGCGCAATTCCAAACCATGCAGGAAATCAACGCCGGCATATTTGCCATGGGCGAGGATGACACTCGGGTGCAAGTTGTCGATTATTTTGCGGCCACCGTAGACCATTTGCTGACAGCTGGCGCACCGGCAACAAACTACATGGATACAGACCAGCTACACCCCGTCAATCTTGGTGGCTATGTAGCTGGCGAAGCCTTGGCGGCCACTCTGACGGCTATTAGCGGAAACCGGACAGGCAAGGCCATATCACGCTTTGCCGGCGGCATTTATAACAAATACCGCAATGGGCAATTTATCGGCACGGGTGGCACTAACGGCACGGGCGTCAGTGGTACGGTCACAGCGTCTTATGTTGGCGCTAGAGGCGGCACGACGCTGACAGCCACGGCGTCGATTGTGTCTAGTGCGTATGACAGCAACTGGCAACGCTACGTTTGCACTGGCGCTGCGGCAGGCGATTCCATCACGCACCAGCTCACGGTGGCCAATGCCGACACCTACGCCACCTTGGTAGCCATGGGTCTAGTGGCAGGTGATGCGATCATCACGGAAGTGGAATACAGCATAACCTCAGCGACTGCCGTGCGAGATGTGGTATTGGCGCTACAAATTTTCAATGGCAGCACATGGGAATTCGTCTTCGCGGGTTACGATACTGCGGTAGGACGTAAGACGCTGCCAGACGCCGCGTACAGTGGCAAAATCCAGACACCTAGAATTGTATTGCCTGCTAGTGCGCAGAAGGTTCGCATTGTGGCTTCGGTAGAATTCAATGCCGGTGGCGCTGCTACGGTGGATTTCCGCAATCTGGGGCTGTACAAGGTCAGCTAATGTATATCAGCATCACACGCACCACCTTCACAGCCCAGAGCACAGGCGGCGAGCTGACCATTGATGGCCGTTACTTCTGCGATACCCTAGAAGACGTAGACCGCAAGCTAGAGGCGGGCGGCACTAAGGTACAAGGCCAGACAGCTATACCGCGCGGCACCTATCCCGTAGCGGTTACCTACTCAAACCGATTCCAGAAGCATCTACCAATACTGGCAGGTGTCAAAGGCTTTACGGGTATTCGCATACATGCCGGCAACACTGCCGAGCATACCGAAGGCTGCATCTTGGTAGGCACCAATTACAGCGCCGATTTTGTACACGAAAGCCGCGCCACCTTTGCCAAGCTGCTAAACCGCATAACCGCCGCACTGGATGCCGGCGATAAAGTCACCATTGAGATTGCCTAATGCCTATCAAATACAGGGAAGGCTATAAGTATCAGCTAGCCGAAGATTACACACACAGCACTGGCATTCGCTTGCCATCGTCACTCATCACGGACTACGTGAGCCTGGGCACCGATGGCGCACTGGTTATCCGTAAGGGTTACGCATGGGATGGCCCAAGCGGCCCTACCCTGGACACCAAGGCTTTCATGCGTGGCGCACTGGTACACGATGCACTGTATCAGCTTGCCCGCACATTCAAGATGGGTGACGTATTCCGCAAAGCCGCCGATGACCTATTGCATGCAATCTGCCGAGAGGATGGCATGGGCGCATTCAGGGCGTGGTATGTGCGCTGTGCTGTGCGTACCTTTGGGGCCACCTATGCCGCATCCGCTGAGGATGTGATACTCACGGCTCCATAGGAACAAAACTGATAGAATCTAATCTTAGCAGCCAAGTGTTGACGCAAATAAAGCGGGGGGGGCAGTATGGCGCAGGGGCATTTTGACGATCAGCTACAAAGCGTGACGGAAAAGGGTTACACGGACGGCGGCGATTTAGTACAAGCGGCCTATTCAGTTGATGGAAGTCAAAAGGTGGCAGTAGAATGCCCATTGATGCCGAAGGGTAGCATTCATTCTGAAAAGCTCAATCCGGCCCTACAAATGGACGCCACATACGGCGTAAATTCAAAGCAGATCGTATCAATTACCAGCAATGGTGGAACCATCACAACCAGCGACGCTAATTTCGTGCTGAGTACCGGCGTGACGGCATTTGGTCAGGCAGCTATCATTACTCAGCACAGACTCAGAGCAAGGCCACAGCAAGGCGTCATAAACAGATTCAACGCTTTATTTTCAGCCCCTGTCACAAACTCCATCCAACTAGCCGGCGCTGGCCATGCGGAAGACGGGGTATTCATAGGCTATTTTTTGAACTCCAATTTTTCCATTGTCTATAACAGGGGCGGAGTTCGTGAAGTTCGTACCCTAACCATCACAACAGCTTCATCAACCAATGAGAATGTTACCGTTACCCTTGGCGGCGTAGCGCATGCCGTACCAGTAACCAACAGCGGCAATATCAACCGCACAGCCTATGAAATAGCCAATTTTGCCAACTATTCAGGATACAGAGCTACGGCAATCGGCAATACGGTTGTTTTTGTAGCCAACAGCCCAGGCCCTATTGTCGGCGCTTTCACATTGGCCGGCACTACCGCCGCCGGCACATTTGCCACCACCAAGACAGGCGTCAGTGTCACGAGGGTAATCATTCCTCAAAGCCAATTTAATGTGGATAAGCTAGACGGCACAGGACTATCAGGATTTACGCTTGACCCAGCCAAGGGAAATACATTTACCATCTGCATTGACCCTGGTTATGGCATTGTGTCATTTGCTATAGAGGTGCCAGGTATTGCGTCAGGCTCAGATTCCATCATATTCCATAGGATCATTCATCCCAACACAGCTACAGTGCCGCTGTTCAATAACAACTCATTTGCCATGTCATATTCTGCCGTCTCAGCAGGATCTACTACCAACGTGGTATTGAAAGGATCAACAGCCGCAGGATTCACGGAGGGCGATAAGTTCTTTGCTGGCGGCCAATATTCCTACTACAACACCAAGACATCAATAAGCACAACGCTGACGCCACTATTCACTATCCATAACAACAGGACATACAAGGGGTTCACCAATCAGGCGCAGATATACCTGAGATCAATACAGGCCGCAGTGAAACACGGCAACCCCGTCAATATCCTGATATTCAAGAATGCTCCGCTTCTAGGCAATCCAAACTTTTCCGCCTATGATTCCGATTCCTGTTCCCTATACGACACCGACGCCACTGGCTTAACCATCTCATCAAACTCCAATATCATCTGGGCCGGTGCGGTAGGAGAGACAGGCAACACAACATTCAATTTCGTGGATAGCGATGAGGAGCATTTCATTGCGCCGGGAGAGTGGTACACTGTGGCTGCGTCAACAGTGACAGGCTCAGCCGCTTACGTCACTGCCAGCATCAACACAACAGAAGACGTATAGGTGATTTGTGTCGGATGAAAAGAGCATTGCCGAGTTAAGGGCAGAGCTTAATCTAAAGCAGGTGGCGGTCGTTGATGCCGTGTTACAGGGGAAATCACAGCAAAAATCATACGCTGAGGTGTATGAAGTGAGCCTCGAATCTGCCGCCCCATCATGCTCTAAGTTGCTAACTGAGCCTAAGGTTAAGGCATACATGGATGCTTGCAAGGCCAATAGCCTAGAGGCCGTCGGCTTGACGCTCCAGAAGCTCGATAGGGCGCTTTTTGATAGGCTTGAGGCTGTACTATCGACCAACGTAGACGACGTTTTAGAGTTCGGTACGCGCGATGGTCAGTTTGGCCCTGTATCGTATGCAAACTTCAAGGATGGCGACAGCATGAGTGATGCGCAGCGCCGCGCCATCAAATCTGTGCAGGTTGGCCAGAATGCCAAGATAGAGCTGCATGACCTGGGCGAGTTGTTGAAGCTGGCCTATCAGCGACATGGCGCATTGACACAAAAGAACAAGAATGAGAATAGCGGCAGCGTATATCTGAAGGTTGACCAGAAAGACCTAGAGGTATAAATGCCATTTATCCTGACTGAGAAGCAGCAGCAGGCTAGAGAGTTGATGGCGCAATATCCCCATGTCATGCTGTACGGGGGTGGCCGAAGCGGTAAGTCTGCATTGATACTGCGAGCTATTGGCATTAGGGCCATGCGGGCCAAGTCAAAGCACCTTATTGGCCGATTGCGGTTCAACCATTGCAAAAACTCCATTTTCTATGACAACTGGCCAAAGGTTAAGGCGCTTGCCTTCCCTGATGTGCAGGTTAAGGAAAACCGATCAGACTGGTTCCTAGAGTTCCCCAATGGGTCACAGATATGGATGGCGGGCACTGATGATAAGGAGCGCGTTGAAAAGATACTAGGGACAGAATATAGCACTATTTATCTAAACGAGGTCAGCCAAATCGACTACAGCACAGTGGGCATGCTGCGCACTCGACTGTCTGAGAATAGCGGGCTGACAAAGCGCATGTTTTATGACTGCAACCCGCCAAGCAAAAAACACTGGACTTACAAAATGTTTATTGAGGGCATAGAGCCAAAGGACGGCACCACCTTGGACATGACCCGATACGCATCAATGCTGATGAACCCGACAGACAACGTGGCCAACCTTGGCGCGGAATACATGGCAGAGCTAGAGAGTCTGCCACGGCGAGAGCGAGAGCGGTTCTTGCTTGGCCTATTCAGTGCTGAGACTGAAGGGGCACTATGGTCTGATGAGGTACTAATGAATGCCAGGGCCAAGAAGCCGGCAGAGATAAAGCGCACCGTGATAGGCGTTGACCCGACAGCAACCGGCAAGACTGGCAGCGACTTGTGCGGCATTGTGGCCGCCAGCTTAGATGCTAACAATGATGGGATAGTTCACGCCGACTACAGCCTGAGAGCAAGCCCGCAGCAATGGGCGCAAGCCGTTGTTAATGCCTACCACAAACACAATGCTAACTATGTCGTCGTGGAGACAAACCAAGGCGGCGAAATGGTGAAAACCATCATTCACAGCATAGACCGCAATATCAAGATTAAAGAGGTACACGCAAGCAAGGGCAAGTTTGCAAGGGCTGAGCCTGTGGCGGCGCTTTATGAGCAGGGCAGGGTGGCGCATGAGCATGAGGGTCTTGATGACCTAGAGACTGAATTGCTTGAGTATGTGCCAATCACAGCTGCCAGCTCGCCGGATAGATTAGACGCAATGGTTTGGGCGCTAACTGACCTAATGCTTGGGCAAAATAAAGAGCCAATGATGCGGTTTGCCTAGCCGGATTTTATGGGGTAATTTCCGGCAAAAGCTGAGGGGCGGCAATGAATCCGATACGCCAAGACATCATCATTGTGCAGGGTGCTACTTATGATGGCCCGTCGTTTATTTGGGAAACCGGCACGGTTGAATCGTCAACGCCAGTAGACCTGACCGGCGCAACGGCGCGAATGCTCATCAAGAAATCATTGCAGAGTGATGTGGTGATCGCTGAGTTGACCACGGCTAATGGTGGCATTGTCTTGGGTGGCCTTGCAGGCACTATTGAGATTGTGATGAGTGCAGCCATGACGGCGGCATTCTGTTTTTCGTCAGCCATCTATCAGCTTGAGATATACCAAGGCGCAAGCACTACGCGCTTTGCGCAGGGCAGCGTTACGCTTGATGCGGAGCTAGTCACAGCATGACCGAGGTTATCAAGGTAGTAGAGCCGAAGACAGTCGTTACTGTCATTGCGCCCACTACTGATGTGGTGAAGGTGGCCATGCCATCCAACATCATCAAAGTGATTGAGCCTGATGTGAATGTAGTGCGCGTGGTGCAGGCTACGACGAATGTAGTGAAAGTGGTAACAGCGGGGCCACAAGGGCCGGCAGGTTCTGGCGGTGGCGGCGGCAATTCTTTTTTTCCTTCGGGATGGTGAGGTGGCACGATGAGTATGAGCGACGCGGCAGAGCAGGCATTGCTTGACCTTCTCTTTCTAAACGTTGACTGGGCAGGCATTGGCGATGCTGGCGGGCTGCAAAACAGTGCAGCGGCAGGTAGCTTCTACATTGCTTTACATTCGGCAGACCCAGGCGAGGCGGGAAACCAAACAACAAACGAGATTGCCTATACCGGCTATGCGCGTGTTGCTGTGGCTCGCACTGGCGCAGGATTCTCGCGCTCGCTTTCCACTATCAGCAATGTTGCCACCATTCAGTACGGCGAATGTACAGCGGGCAGCGCGACGGCAACGCATTTCAGCATTGGCGCAGCATCAAGCGGCACCGGTCAGATTGTGCTGTCTGGCGCTTTGACTGCATCGAGGGCAATCAGCGCAGGCATTACGCCACTGTTTAACCCTGGCGTCATGACCGCAACCGTTGACTGATGACCGTCATTAGCGCCAAAGACATTGCCGACGCACTTGAATCAGGGCGGGTTCATACACAACGCTTCCTGAAAAATGCGGGCGTTGCTGGTGATAACCACTGGCAGGACTGGTCTTATGCCTCAGGTCAGCCGGCGTTTGATGCGCGAATCGGTGACGCGCTGACATTTACGCCGATGGTCGCAACGCGAAATGATGCCATTTTCTTTCCCGGCATTTCAGCAGGCATGACGCGCCATCTAGTAGGCTTGCGCGCTTATGTCACGTCGGGCGGCGTTGGCCAGCTAAGCGTAGATTGCGAGATGTATGACCTGCTAGGCGTCTATCCGTTGATTGATGGCGATAGCACTGACGCGCAGCCGATGGATAATGCGCTAACACTGCCAAGGTATGCCAATGGCGTAGGCGTTAAGGCTGTGCTTGTTAATCACGTTGCGCCATCCGTTGCTGCGGCTTGCCCTGCGGTTATCAACTACATCGATGCCGACAATGCAGCCAAGTCGATGACGGTTTACACGACAAACTTTGGCACCGGCAAAGCCGCATGGTCTTTTCACTCGCTAGGCGTATCAACTGGTTCGCTGTATCTGCCGGCAGAGGGGCGCGGCATTAAGTCGATTACTGATGTGACATTTTCCGTTGCACCTGGCGGATTGTGGGCCATCTACTTGCTAGTGCCCATTCAGCGTGTGGATTGGCGTGGCGGCTTGGCGGCAGTCACGCAAACTGTGTTCACGGAAAAATGCTTGTGCTTGGAAGATAGCTTTAACCTGCCGAGAATCTATGACGGCGCGAATCTTGGGTTTTTCTACATGCCAAACGGATCGGGGCGTACTGTCTCGTTATTTGGCACTGCATCTTTTATTTGGGGGTAACGCATGGCCATTAACTCACTCAATGCAATGATGGCCGCGCTTGCTGCCGGTCAGCGGTGGCGTACCGATTGGAACAAAATCACTGGCGGCACAGCCTACACAGCGGGCCGTTCGTATGACATGACTGCGCTGAACGGCCACCCAGTAGCCAACGCGTGGGCAGGCACTGCGCTCAACTTCGTGGAATGCGACGAAGCGACCGGCAACGGTACGCAAATCTTCGGCATTCGGCACGGCGGCAACGTCTCGGCAAACATCAAGCAGATGATTAACCTTGGCGCGATTACCACGGCGGCGACTGGCGTGCCATCATCCTTGCAGCTTGTGGACATCGAGGGCTATTGGCCAGGTATCAGCAACAACACCACGTCAGCACAAACGCTAGTCGGGACGCCAGTGCTACGCGCCACCAATGGCAACGGGCTTCGGCTGTACTGGGTGCAAACCGCTATTGCCGGCGCAACGGCGCAAAACATCTCGCTTTCTTACACTGACCAAGGCGGCACTGCGGGCAATGCGTTGCCTGTCACCGTGGCAATGACGGCTTCGGCCATCGTGGGGCATATCAGCCATTCAGGGGTAGCAGCTAACAACTACGGGCCATTCTTGCCGCTGGCATCGGGCGACTTCGGGGTGCGTAACGTGGCAAGCGTGACATTCTCGGCTGCCAACACTGGCACGGGCGCATTGGTACTGGCTAGGCCAATTATGGAGATACCGCTTGGCGTGGCGTCCCTGTATCACAACAAGGATTGCTTGAGTCAGATTGGCTCGCTGCCCATCATCCCTGATGGCGCTTGCTTGGGCGTGATTCTGATTGCCGGCGGCGCTGTGGCGGGTAGCACTACATTCATGGGTCACACTGAGTTCGTTTGGGGCTAACGCATGGCGCTGTGGCCAAACAATAGGCGGGATATATTCGGGATTTTCCCGACGTATGCGACCGGCTATCGTGAGTTTGTGAAGGCATCGCAGAAGTCAGGATGGTGCCTGAATTACTTTGGCAATAACACCATAGCGCCTACGTCTTCAGTGCCAGAAGGCGCGGCAGAATCGCCGGCTTGTATTGTGCTGCCAATCACTGCGGGCGGCATGGCATCCGGTGATAACGCAACGGATATAGTGTTTTCGCAGTCTGCCAACCTGCTATCAGGTGCGCCCATTATCGGCAGTGCATCATTCACGATGACTGCGCCAAACGCCAATATGTCGCTGATCATCGGGCTAGGCGGCAGTGCGTCATTCACGATGAGCGCAGCCAATGCGTTGCTGGCGTTGTCTATCAATCTGTCGGGCAGCGTGTCGTGGTCACTGACTGCGCCACCGGCAAACCTTGGCTTGATCGTTCCGTTTGGCGGCACGGCTAATTTCACACTGACCGGCACGGCTGACCTAAAGGGGCTTTGTGAATTGTCCGGCGACATTACGCCATTCACTGAGCTATCGCCGCAAAACTTGGCGGCTGCTGTGTGGGCTGAGCAGCTAGAAGCGGGCTATACCGCTGAGCAAATGATGCGGCTAATATCCGCCGTTGTGGCAGGGCTTACGCAAATCACCGACACCGGCAACAATACGGCAACGGTAGTATTTCGCAATCTATCCGACACCCTAGACGCTGCTGTATTCTCGGTTGATGGTAGCGAGCGCATAGCAAGAGTTGATGACCTATAACGGGGAATGGCAATGAAGCAGGGTTATCTGAAGTTGATTAGTGAATCAGAGGGCAAATCCATCGACAGGGATATTGCATCGATGTTTGCGCCAGAGAAAAAAAGCTTCCTGCCATCCATGGCGTTTGTGGATTATCTCGCCTATGGCGGCAATAGCGACCTAATGGCATTCGAGGCCATTCGACTCTACAAGCAATGCAAGCCGCTATTCCATGCCGTCAACATTCGCGCAAATGCTTTCGCGCAACTGCCCATTATCGTGACTGACAAGACCGGCAAGCCAATAGAGCATGAGGTGATGGAGTTGCTCGCCAATCCAAACCCGTCGCTATCTGGCCGCATGTTTTTGCGAGATCTATCCGTTTACTTTGATGTGTGCGGTGTGGCTTATTTGTACCTGACCGGTAACGCATCACAGCCACCTATGGAATTGTTCACGGTATCGCCGCAGGATGTTGTGGTAACACTTGGCCAGCGATACATTGGCGCGCAAGGTAGCTTCACTATTTCGCAGCCGCAACTACAGGGGCAGTTTACGCTGTCACCGTCTGAGCTTGGCGGGTCATATCGCTACTATTCCGGCGACGATAAAGAGTTGGCGCAGGTGCTGGATTGCTCGCCAGGCTCCATGAGCGAAAGCAACCGCGCACACTCTCCCGCATCAACGCTGTGGCTGCAAATTCAGCAATTCATTGAAGCTGACACCAATAACTACAGTCTGCTAAAGCGTGGCGCTCGCCCTTCTGTGGCATGGGCATGGAAGCATGAAGAGCCAATGACGGATGAGCAATATCAGCGGTGGGTGGAGCAGGTTAAGGCATACGAAGGCGCTAGCAATGCAGGCCGGCAGGTGCTGGTAGACAACCTAGAGCCAAAGGTTATCAGTCAGAATAACCGCGATATGGAATTCGCCGTAAACCGCAAAGCGGTAAGCAATGACATCTACACGGCCTACAATGTGCCGCTTGCGCTTGTGTCTGATGACTCGATGACGATGGATAATCTCAAGGTATCGACTGCCATCATGTATGACATGGCGATTCTGCCGCATGCCGATAAGATTCTGTCAGTGATGACCAAGACGCTGATGCCGCGCTACAAAAACAGCGAGGGATTATTCCTGACCTATGACCGATCTGAGATTCCGGCATTGCGTGAGCGCACATGGCAGGAAGCTAAGTTGATGATGGAGACTGGCGCACTGGAGCGCAATGAAATCCGCGCGCAGGTAGGCTATGAAGCTGTGAACAATCCAGAGGAGCCGGCAGGCAAGCTCATGGATGACGAAAAAAGCTATAGCGGATACCTTGCCGGCTTGAAAGATGCTGCCGGTCAGCCCGTATTCACTAAGGCCGAAATTGACATTATGAGCGCGCGCCATGTCAGACGATGAGTTTGAGGCAATGATAGAAACCATGCTGATTATCGTGTGCTGCATTCTGGCTTTTGCGTACCTGTGGCAATCCTATGTTGTTTAACGCAACGGAAGCGGAAGAAGAAGCGCAGGCCGATGAAGACCTGAAAAACAAGCTGGCGCTAGAGCTTTTGCTAACCCCGAAAATCCGGCTGATTCTTGACGATGTGGCTACAGATTCTGAAGCCATTTACGCGCGCACGGGTTACATCATCACGGGCGAATCGTGGCAGAAGCGGGTAGAGACAACGCTTCGCTCTCACTATGACGTTGTGCAGGATGCCTTTGGGATGCAGGCCAGTGAGGTGATGGGCGCAGACAAGGAAGGCGGGGCCATCTATGCGCTGATTGCAGCCTATGCCGCACGGCGTAGCATGACAAGGCGCGAAGCCTTGGCAGAATTAGACCGCATCAATGCCGGCATGTTGAATGAGTGGGCTATTGAGAATGCTAGAAAGCGGGCGGGGTGGATTACTGCCACCACGACTAACGAGCTAGACGTAGCTTATTCGGATGCCACGCTGTTAATGCCGCAGGATGCTAGTAGGGATGCCGTTGCCAGGGAAGGTGCTTCAGCTTTCCGCAGGGCCAATGCGCCTAGGGCTGAAATAATATCGGCGACGGAAACGCAAGCGGCAGCGGAAGCCGCAAAGCGGATAGACTTGGATGCAGCAGCCATATTTGCAGCGGCGCAAATCAAAGCAAAAAAGACGTGGCGCACCAGAGGCGATGACCGTGTGCGCCCTGCTCATGCGGCAGCCAATGGCCAGACGTTGGGCGTGGATGATCCGTTTATTGTGATGGGTCAGCGGCTGCAATATCCAGGCGATTCATCGCTAGGCGCAACGGCGGCTAATGTGTGCAATTGTCGGTGTAGTGCCATCTACTCGCTGTCTTGACCATGCTTGCGGTTATATGTAATTTCCGCGAAAACCGAGGGTGAGAAACCTATGGAATTAGAGCGCAAGATTATCCCCTTCGCCTTGACGGATACCAAGGAAGCCGAGCGCAATGGCGTCAAAATCGGCATCATTGAAGGCTATGCGGCCACTTGGGATTTAGACCGAGGCAATGACATTATCCAGAAGGGCGCATTTTCGCTGACCGTAAAAGATCACCAATCCAAGGCCCGCCCTATCCGAATGTTGTTTGGTCACGATTACGCCAACCTCATCGGCGGCTATCCCCAAGACGATATGCGCGAGGATGCCAAGGGGCTGCACGTTGTCGGCGAGATTAACCTAGAGACGCAAGGCGGGCGCGAAGCCTACGCACTGGCCAAGCAAGGCGTGTTGACTGATATGTCTATCGGCTTCCGCATTCCTGAAAACGGCAGCGAGCGCAAGCAGGTAGAAGGCAAGTCGGTTCGCATCATCAAGGCAATCGACCTGTACGAAATCAGCCTAGTGCCTGAGCCGATGAATACACAAGCCAACATCATGGCCGTGAAGTCACTCTACGCAAAGCACAATGTAGAGATGCCGGCAGATGGTTTGGTTAATGTCACCATCGTGGAGCAATGCAAAACGATGGCAGACCTAGAGAATTTGTTGCGCGATGTAAGTCTTACGGCAAATGCCGCGAAAGCCTTTATATCACGCTGCAAGAAAGGCGCAGAGAGCCGCGAGGGTATCACTGAGCAAAGCGACGTAGCAGAGTTACTCCGCAAAGGCGCGGAAGACCTGCAGACATCAATGATGCTTAACCTATTGAGGTGATACCATGACCGACGTAACGGCAGTAGCCGAACAAATGCAGAAGTTTAACGAGGCTGTGCAATTCCTGCAGACAGAAGTTAAAAGCTTGAAAGGCGAGCAAAACGACTCCATCCGCAAGGCTGGTGAAGTTGCCGCTGACGCCGCCGCCGCCATCCAAGCGCATCGCGTTGAAGCAGAAGCCGAAACCAAAGCGCTGAAGTCAACCGTTGAAACTTTGCAGAAGCAAATCGCGCGCGGCTTGCAATCTGACGCTGGCGCTGTAATCAGCGAAGCTGAGCAAATGTATGGCAAGCAAATGGTCGCCTATCTGAAAGGCCGCAAGCCTATCGATGGCCAATTGCTGTCTGACATGGCTAATGAAATCGTTGCCAAGCAAGGCTTGGATGCGATGTCAGTGTCTGCGATGGAACAGAAGGCCATGTATGAGGGTTCAAACCCTGATGGCGGTTACTGGCTGCGTCCTGACCGCGCTGCTCAAACGATTGGCCGCATCTTTGAAACTTCACCAATGCGCCAACTGGCTAACGTCATCAACGTGACCAGCAACAGCTTGGAAATCATCATTGATGATGACGAGGCTGATTCTGCTTGGACTGGTGAGATGAGTGTGCGCGCTGAGCAAGGCACTCCGCAAATCGGCAAGCTGACCATCCCTGTACAAGAAGGCTACACCATCCTGCGCGCTTCTCAGCGTTCACTGGATGACATTGTTGACCTTGAGTCATGGCTGATGGCTAAGGCTGCTGACAAGCTGTCTCGCCAAGAAAACACTGGCTTCATCTTGGGCAACAGCGCACTGCAACCACAAGGCTTGATGACCCTGGCTGCCGCCACCAACGCTGAAATTTATGAGCGTGGCAAAATCGGCACTTACACTTCTACCGGCGGCAGCGCCGTGTTGAATGAGTCTGATGACTTCAAAGCCCTGCAAAACCTGGTGA